GCTTGCGGTTGCGGTCCGCTTCGCGTCCGAAAAACTTTTCAAATTCCGGATACGATGTAAGGATATAGTACGACCACAGAAACAAACGTTCTAAAAAAATATTAAAATGGATATTTAGTTAAGAACATGTATTCCTAATTTAAAGAAATGCTACCACGTTGCTACCAAAATGCTACCAAAAAAACGGGCGGTTAATCATCGTTCTCTAAGTATTTTCTTGTTTTATCTGTCGCTTTAGATACCTAAATTAGAAATAAAAAACCTGCCCTAACTGAGCAGGTTTTATTCCACTTCCTCTTTTTTACTTAAAACAATTTCCATCATTGAATATAGCAGAAACTCTAGATAAATAATAAATTTCTCTGCTTGTACATCATCTGAATTTTTTAGTACCGTAACTAAAGATGTATGTATACAATTAACAGTTAATCCTGAAAGAGTGTTTATTAAACCTGTGTCGAATAATGGAGTTATTGTAATAATATTATCTTCGATAAAAAGGTGATCTAACAATGACGAACCATGCACAGAAAAAGAGAGTGTTTTATAAAGCATATTATAATAATCTTCAAGTCCAGTTATTATTGCCATTGTTCTTAAATTAGGTTTTCTCTTTTTTCGCTTTAAATCTGAACGTGAATTAATTACTTTTTTCAACTCTTTTTCATACCAGTTCAAACCTGTATAATCATTTTTCACTTGATGATATTTAGCCTTTATAATATTCTGCTGAGATATAGGTACATCATCACCTAAATTTTTATATTGTATTACATACTTATAGTTGTAATAAAGTTCTATTCTCTTATGGAAATCCTGATAAATGAAAGAAGTGTTTACTGTAGTTTCAAACAAAGAACGGAGTATGACTCCTGCCTGATAAATACATCCTGATTTTAAGCAGTTTAAAATAGCGTGTAGATCAGTAGATATCTTAGCAACAATTCCCTTAACTCCATCGTGCTCTTTTCCAAAAACACCTTTATCAGCTACAAATCCAATAAACATATAGTAATGTTTTAGGAAAGAAAACACATCTTCGCTTTCTTCTCTTCTTTCTTGAATAACTTCATCGAATCTCAGTTCTAGTTCTTGTATGTAATCATTAAGTTCACCATCGATTTCATCTAAAACTTTCCGATGTCCACTAAAAAGTTGTTCTTCTATATCCACCTTTACAGCTCCGTTCTTTTTTGCCACTATTTTACCATGTTCAGGTAAATAAAAAGAACAACTATTCCTTTTTATTTGGATTATGCGTTTTTTTCATTGTATAAAGGAATTACCAAAACCTCCCCGAATGTATTACGTATAGGAAAAAAATAACACATGAAAGGGAGTAGAAAGTATGAAGAAGAAAACACTAATCGCTTCTGCTGTTGCATTATCAGTAATATCCGCATCTATTGGCGCGTTTGCTGCATCGAAAATCACACTTATTGTTAACGGTACAAAGGTAAATACAGATGTGAAGAATATTAATGGAACAAGTTATGTACCTTTACGTGCTGTATCTGAGTTATTAGGCGCTAATGTTGGATGGGATGGGAAAACAAGTACGATTACAATTACTAAAGAGACTCCGACTACAACTACAGCACCTTCGAAACCTTCAAATACTGAAAGCAAGGTAACTGTTACCAAAGCGGAATATGATAAGATTCAAAAAGGAATGTCATATGAAGAAATAAAAGCAATCATTGGTGGTGAAGGTGAACTTACATCAGAAATGGGACTTCCAGGTGAAGAAGGTTACACTACATCATATACTTATAACGGAGTAGGTGAACCGGGAGCTAACGCTGCTTTTATGTTCCAAAACGGTCAACTCTACGATAAATTACAGTTCGGATTAAAATAAGATGGTAAGGAGTAGTGGAAATCTACTCCTTTTTGTTTTACATCTGAAGGTAACTAATTAAGACTTGTACAATCAATCTTACGGTATCATAGTCCTTGCCTAAAAAGGATAGAATAGCTAATCCCATAAGACAACCAATGATAATATACATCTTTTTTTGAGAAGGTTTACGTTTTCTTTCCTTATTCATAATTATCGTTTCCCCTTATTCAATTTTACTGTTTTGGTTGCTCCATCCCATGTAATTTCATAGCCTAATACTTGAGCAATCTCTCTTGACCATGCATAACCTGTCCCATTAATCACAATAGTTGTATCAAGTGGATGGTTATTATATGTACCCTTGCCACTCTCAAAGCCTGTAATAACTCCTGCACTATTTCCTAATGCTCTAATGGGCAAATAACATTTGTTATCCTTCATAATTCCTGTAGCAACAAGTTTGTTGCCATTTACAAAAATAGTGACTCCCGAAATTTTGGGAGTCACCTGTTTACCATTTAACTTATCCAATTCCTTCTGTATACGTTGCTTAAATTCAGACCAGTAAGGAATGATAATACGTGGACAATATTTCCCTGACCAATCCTGATGCTTCTTAACTCTGTCTATTCCCCATCCACGTTCATGAAGCATCTTAGCAACCAATTCAACAGCATTCTGTTCTGCTTGTTTGTAATTACCTGATTCACAAATTTCAATACTTATAGATGAATAGTTTCCTTTTGTCGTGCCACTATGCCATGTAACTTCATTTAAAGGGATACATTCGATTGCTTCATTTTCATCCACTACAATATGAAAGGATGCTGAACGAGTGTTAGATGGATTAGTAAGCCATCCTCTTTCTCCTTTTGCTCTAGAAGATGGGTTGCCCGTGTTATGTATCGTGATTGACGTAGCTTTCATTTTCTTTCCGGGTCTGCGCTTTGGATTAATTGGAATATGGTCAATTATATATTTCATCTAATCGCTCTCCTTTCATCTCGTAAAGTAATAAAGAGCAAGGGCAGTAAGAAAAGAGGCTATTGTTCCGTAAATTGCTCTCCACTTGTTCTTATCGTCTGCTTTAATTTCTTCAATGTCTTTTGCGTTTTCTTTTGCAATCATCAATGCTTCATCTGCTTTTTTATCTGCTTCTTCTGCTGTTTGCTTTACTGACTGTAGATGATCAATCTTTGTATCTAGTCGAACAAGCCATTCCCGTACATCTGCAATTTGCTTTGATATTTCTTTAATTTCACTGTCCACTTCTACACCTCCCTTATAAAAAAGAAAAAAGGGCAGAAATAAATCTACCCATAATAAAAACGCCTCCCTCGTTTGAGAAAGACGTCCGTTATACCGGATTTTTCAAAGCATTTATTTGTTCATCTGTCCAACCGTATTTCGTTTGTAAAATATTCTCCGTATCTGCCTGATAACGCAACGGAACTTCTGCCCATGTCATGCCAGAATAGTTGATTTTATAAGCATAAATAGCAGCCATATTAAACCCCTCCTGTATTTGCTTTGATTTGATCTAACTGTACTTGAATGTCGATAAGCGCTGACATAATTGCATCACTAGCATCCACTGACTGTATAGTTGATTCGATTATCCCAGACATAAGAGCATCGTTTGCATCTGATGTTTGTGTTGCTGTGTCAATGATTCCGCTCATAATGGCATCTAAAGCAGCTTGTTGTTGTTTCATTTGCTGCTGTTCTTGGCTAATCGGTTCAGGAATAGGCTCTTGACTCACAGTACGAGTAATTGTAATAATTTGCGTTCCAGTGTTTATTTCCTCTGTAATATATTGAATTTCATCAGCCACAATATCAACTCCTTATTTAATCGTAGAACACATAACCATTGCCACTAATGACAGGGCCTGCCGCAGCAGATTGAACGGTTAATTTTACATTTGAATTAAACCGCCACATTAACGAAACAAAATCAAATGTGAGAGTAGTATTTCCTGCTGCAACAACTCTCTCAAAAACTTTAACATTATCTAAATACAGTCTGAATGTAACATTTGTCGTAAGACCAGTTGTTGGTTCTTTTGCGGAATAATCAAATTTTGTAATGAATCCTGCACCGTTTGCGGAAAATAATGTTGTTTCACTTGTTGAGCCTATATTACCGATACTTCCTGATAAGACTCCGGCTGTTGTGTGTTTCCAATAGTACGTCCGCTCAGAAATATAATTTGTTTTTGCATGTAAACTACCATTTATATCTGATACATCTACTCTTGTACCAACCATACGAGTAAAATAGCCAAGTATCTGTTCTACCATTCCAAACATCACTGCACCCCCCATGTAACAGGAACACCATTTGCATTATATGTAGGTGTCATTTTTTCACAAATCATCCATGAACCATCTGTAGCAGGCAACCAACGCCAAATCCATGAAATTAATCCGTTTGCATTATACTCAGTCAGCGTTTTTGCGTTCTGTCCATAGATACTATGCTTCAACAAATAACCTCCTGGTGAATTTGCAAACACATTAAAATGTAAAGCGTTACCGAGCGTCCATGCACCGCTTGCTCCCGTTCGAGAATAAACAGGATATGCGGCATCTTGAGAGCTTTCGCCTATCCAACGAATATGGTTGGTTGCATCCCCTGCTTTTTTTACAACAAGCCAATATTGCCCATCCGATGTCGCACCTGATAAATCTATAGGAAAGCTAATGAATGCCTTGATAGAAGGAATGATTTTTGCTGGAAACGTAATAGATTTTAATAAGTTTCCATCATTTGTACCGTTAGCTAGAAAAGCATTATCTCTAATCTCAATGATAATATCTGCACCAACACCATACTTTACAACTTCTAATTCCATACGACCGATTGCTGGTTCAATAACGACCTGGGCATACCATACAATTACTTTGTCGCCTGCACCAACGTTTACATAAGGTGCAAGCACTCGACATTTTGTTGTTCCTGGATCAGCCATTCTCGAAATCGTTACTTTTTGCCACTGACCCGTTATTGATTTGTTAGCTACAGCACTTGCAATTCCTTTTCTGTTTCCCGCATCATCTGTAAATTCTAGGTAAATCGTTACCCCGGAATTTGTCATAACAGAAGAAGGGTCGATATACACCCACATGGATGCTGTATACACAGTAGCAAGAGCCGAACGAAGTGTACTTCTCCCTGCTACCGTAGTAGCCGAAGTACCACCGGTATTGTCGAAGCTTACCTTGACTGATTTTGTCCCTTTATATGCTCTGTCTGTCGCAATCGATTGATAACTAGGATTGGCATAGAATTCCCACCCATCAGGGATACCATCGCCGTTTGAATCGCTTTCGAACAATCCTTCTGACGCTAATACATCTGTAGTAAAACGAGTGATATAAGAAGCTAAAGAAAGATTGTTTTCTATGGTTCCTGTACCGTTTTTACCAGCGGCCTTATCTCCGTCAAATATTAGACTAGAGGATTGCGCTGTAAAGATACTGTTCATCGTCGCTTCATCTACAACTGACAATCCGTTTTTAAAAGCATTTAAAGCCATTTCGCACCTCCTTATGTTGCTATGAATGTAATTCTTACCTCAACAGTTAAAACCATGTTAGAAGCCTTAGAGATAGGTTTAACAAGGCGATTAAACAAAACTCCACTATCTTTCAATTCCGTTCCTTTCACGAATACTCCGAACTCATTCCAGTTTCCGTTTGCTTCTGTTGATTGTAAGAAAAAACGAAGTCGCACAGTACTCCCTGAACGAGTTTCAGAGGTTATAATCTTTCGGAACGATTCATTTGCAAGTTTAGTATCGCTTAAAGAAACCGGATTCGTACTGGTTCCCATAGCGAGATAAAAAGGGACTTGATTTTGTTCTTCGCCAATAAAAAAAGCAGCTAATAAATCTAAGCCGCTTTGTACAATTTGGTTTTTATGTTCAATTACTCTGCCATCTTCATAAATGAATTTCCAATAACCTTCTACCTTTAATCCTTGTTCTATCAACCTGCACTCACCTCCACAAAACCAACGATAGCATCAGGATCACCAAACTTAAATGGAAGTCTCCTCTCGGTTGAGGTAATTTCGTCGGCTATATTTGCTTTTTCTTGCGCGTAAGAAAATTTATGGAGAACCTCAGTCTCATTTCTATCCCTCTGTTGTTGCGAAGAAACAAGTGCTTTGAGAGTGTCTGATATGCCAAGTAATCTACCACCATATTCTACATGATAAGTCCATTTTTTATCGATTAATGGTGACAGGGAAACTTTTTGAACAAGAAAAACTCCGCGTATCCCTCTTCCCGGTAAGTCTATCTCGACTAACTGCCCCGGTGTCCATCCTGTTACCTCTGTGTCAAACGAGCCTTTTACCCTTGGATTAGCATGTTCTTTTAAGTCTGCGTTTCCTGCTGCTTCTGCTGCTTCAATGGTGACAAGTGAATCGTCAACAATCACATGCTCATACACTCCATCGGTATCAGTCTGAATCCTAGCAACAGCCTCCTGAGAGGATATATCTTCCACCATGGTAATTACATCTATATCATATTTGTATGTCCATGAGATTGTTGTACCTTCTGGAATGATGCCCGTTTGCTCCGATGCCTTAATATACTTTTCTTGAAAATTCAACATGTAATCGAAGTTCGTTTCATCACCCACATTTTCAACACCTACCGACTTGGCAACGCCTCCCACACGCATGCTAATTTCGTGTGGTTTATGTGGCAAAATCCACGTTCTCGCCACTCCATCAGCTTTTATTTCGTATGTATAGAAATCAGAAAGCATCGTGCCACCACGAACATAAACACGGTTTCTCAATCCCTGCGTTTCAATCGTGTACTTAAAGTTGCGAAAGTTAATGTTCGGTGTGATTTTTACCGGAGCAGGCATGTTTATTTCGGATGGATTGAAGAACCACACATCTTTATAATAATCAATGTACCAATCCCACCCTACATAATCAGCAATCTTTTTAAATACCTCTGACGGGCGTTCATAGTTGAAAGTGATATACTCTATCCTTGGCGCACCTGTTTTCACGTTGTTTACAGTAAAACCAGGACAATATTTGTTTATTATATCTCGGATGATCACATCTGCCGTTATATTCTCGTAAGTTTCAATGACAAGTTTTGCGTCAAGTTTATAGGTGAAATCCTGACACTGGACGGTGTATACGTTAATGCCATTTACCTTATCCTCAAACTCCACCACATCAATGACACCACCAAAAAGGCGACCGAGTATATCAGATTCAATGATGATCTCGTCGCCTTCGTTTGGTTGGAATCCCTTAACGCGAAAAGAAGCAGAATCAATGCGTTGGGTAAGCTCTTGTTCGATAGAAATACCACTCAGGAGTACGTTTGATATTCGGTTTACACCTGCTATATAGAAATATTCACTCATCGTGGACGCACCCCTGACAGCACAAGTTTTCTTTCGAGTTTCGCAAGAACTTCATCAGCATTCGCTCCTTGAATGTAAATGTGATAGGTGTTACCCCCTGAATTACTCGTCGTACTGTTACTAGGATTAAACGAGCGTCCAGAGTAGTCTGGTATACTTGCCGCGGCAAGATTTAAGGAAGCTCCGTCCACCATTTTTGCAGCATCATTCATGCCGAGTGCCAAACCTTGACCGATATATCCACCGATACCACGCATGACACGGGAAGGTGAGTGAATATCAAGCGCCCCGGTAATTGTTTCTGTAATGCTATCAGCAATCGAACGTGCCTTATCAAGCAAAGCACCAGCCATTGAACCGATACCATTGATTAATCCTTGAATGATGTTTTTACCCACATCGTACAAGTTAATCGAACCAAAGAACGACTTAATCTGATTCCACATATTTGTGATAGTGGTCTTTACTGCATTCATGGCCGTAGTAACAGCACTTTTCATCATTTCAAAGTTGTTCTTAAGGATATTTACAAGCGCTTGTATTACACTTGTGACGGTGGATTTCACCACATTCCATATGCTTGTTATCACAGACTGAATGCCAGTCATAACCGTTTTAACAAGGTTCAGAGTCGCATTGAACCCTGATTGTACAAAGCCCTTAATCGCATTTACAGCGCCGGATACAACCGATTTTGAAGCATTCCACACCGCAGTAATAACCGATTGCATGGCTTTACTTGTTCCGTCTACAATTCCTTTGATGAAATTGAACCCACTTTGTACCACACTCTGAACCGCCGATACAGAAGAGGAAAACACAGCCTTAATTGCTGTCCACCCACCTGTAAATACTGTCTTAAACCCAGTAATAAATATCTTTCCGGCAGACAACAAACGACCAAAAAAGGTAAGAGAAATAGCATTCCAAACGAACTGCACCGCACCAATCGTCGCTTGTTTGATTCCTTCCCAAACACCTTTCCAATCCCCTTGGAAGGCAGAAGAGAAAATCTTGATAATTCCAGATATGAAATTTACAAGACCTTCAAACGCACCCTTCACAGCGTCTACAAAGGCAGTTACAACAAAGGACAATACAGGCCATATTGTTTGCCATACAGGAGCCAAAGCATTCACTACAGAAGCAACAGTATTGAGTGCTGTGCTTACCACCGTTGCGAAAAATTGGAAAGCTTGTTGAATCATAGGTAATGCAGTTGATACAGCATAATTGATGAAGTTACCAATCGCGTCACCTATCGTTTGCCAGATATTTGTCATGCTTGGTTCTCCCCCAATTATTGTGGCGACAAGATTAAGGAATGCCTGTTTTAAGTTTTCCCAAGCCGGAGTAATAGACGAAATCGCTGTCGTTATGACGCTTTTTATTTGCTGCCAACCATTTGTAATGGAATTTCTAAGTGTTTCAGAATTTGACCAAAGATTTTTTGCTGCTACACCTAAAGCGACAAAACCAGCCGCTAATGCCGCAGCCGTACCAACAACCGCAGCAAGACCGATAATGAACGGACTAATCGTCACCCATAACGCACTAAAAGCAGCCGATAGACCACCTGTAAGCCCGATTCCTATCGCAAGAGGGGCAAGTAATGCTGTCAATCCTATTGTTAAGTAAGCAAACCAACCAACAGCCGCAGAAAGTTGTGGATTAGCCTGTGACCATGCATCTACCATTTGCATGATGTAATTTACACCATCAACAATTTTCCCCATTACTGCATCCCACGATTGCAAAAATGGTAATAAGGCTGAAATACTCGTTTGACCAAGCCTATCAAGTGCGTCTGAAAGCCCTGTAAGTCTATTTGCTTGCGCTAATTTAGCAAGTCCTACGTTTATTCCTACAAATGCAAGTCCTGCACCTAAAGCGACCATTTGCATCCTCATTAAACCTTGATTTATCATCCTAATTCTGTCTTGTAAATCCTTCATATTTGCATTAGGGCCTAATTGTTTTAAGGCTAAAGCAGCAGGTGTCCCGGCTCTCGCCATCTTCTCAAGATTGCTTGTTATAGATAAAAGTGGAGTATTCAACTCATACAGAGCATTGCCCATTTGATTATAATTATCTGCAATCTTTTGGGACTGCGTAGATGCCGCCATGAGCGTACCTACTTGTTGAGCTATAGCAGCGAATCCGATCTGATTCATAGCAAGCATTTGATCATTGAGTTTCTTTTGCTCTGCGCCAAGTTGTTGGATTTTCGCCATCATAGCATTAGTATCACCGTCAAATTGCGCCCGGTTGAATGCTAACTCTGTCCACTGTTTTTGCAAGTCTCGGCTTTTGTTCTGTAACTCCATCATCGGTTTTTGCGCTTCAACCATTTTTAGAGCAAATTCAGGGCCAAATTTTTGAGAATAACTCGTTAACATACTCAATTCTTCTTGTGCCATTCTCAATTCATCATTAGCCTTTTTCATTGCATTTGACATTTCTGAACCACCGGATGCCAATGATTCCTTGAAAGTTTGAATATGTTCGTTCAACTTTTGTGTTTGACTTTGAATTAATTCCAAACTTTGCGTACCGGAAGAACCAAATGAGATAAACTGTCCTGTTGCATCCTTAAATCCGTCAGAAATACGCTTGCCAGCCTGTGTAACCTGCTTCATGCCCTTAGAGAAGTCGGAAATATCAGCCCCGATACTTACAAACATTTCAGCAACTGATGCCATATATACCCTCCTTTCCTATGTAGAAGTGCCAAAAATAGCGTCCATTTCTTCAAATAGTTTCTTTTTATCTTCAGGTGTGATTTTTGGTTGCTCTGTCTCTTTCTTTTTGCCGAGCAACTTCTCAACTGTCCACGGCTTTTTAAGATGTGGAGCAGTAATCCATACGGCAAGTTGAGCCATTCTTTCCATTTGTCTTTCTTCGCGCCATACATAACCCTCTACCAAGTCATTAAACTCGGCAATAGTAAGCGACCAAAATTGTTCATGACTTAGATTGAGAGGGCCAAAAGCAAGCTGTTTTATACCCTTCCAATCCAAGCCTTCGCCTAGTTTTTTCCTTCAGTTTCTTCCTCGTCTTGAGATTTACCCATGACACCAGACAATTTAAGAGCTTTTAGTACAGGTTCCATTAGTTCTCCGATATCTGATCCGTTTTCAATTTCCTTTTGCAACATATCTCCGGCACGTTCTACGGTGATCCCTTTGTCTTTCCACTTCAAACCAGCCCAATAGAAGAGTCGTAACGTATTAAATCCAACATTCTGTTCATTAAAAATAGCACCTACGCCTTTACCCATGCGCTCTTCCATGTCTGCAATTGCGTTGAAGTCATAGCGCAGTTGTTTTACCTTACCGTCTAATTCGATTTCAATGTATCTCATATACTCATCCCCTTTATAAAAATAAAAGAGCAGGGGGTTCCCTGCCCTCAATTATTAAACTGCCGCAATCTTCGTATAAGCACCTTTACCTTCAAGAGTCAAACTGTATGAAGCAACATCATCATGAGGCGCCTCAATGCTTAAATTTGTTACAATTGCTGTTCCTTGGTATTTTGCCCCAGATTCTGTTTGGAATTGAACCATTACTGGTTTTTTGTCCATCCATGCAGTTTCAAGCGCTTCATACCCTGCATCCGTCTCTGACAAGATACCGTCTCCTTCAATAGACCACGTATTCAAACCTTGCTCATTATCTGCCCATCCATCACCATCTTTGCTTGACATGTCAATCGTGTCAGATTCACGATTCAACGTACCGCCACGCTGACCAGCCAATTTTACATAACTAGGTGTAGCTTCTGTTCCGGTATTGATCATAATTAAAAACTTAACTCCCATTGCCATGTATTATTACCTCCTTATAATTGAGAAATTTTAAAGCGAAATCTGATAACTCCATGCTTGATATCTGATGGATCATCAAATACCTGCATGAAATCCACTCTGGTAAACTCAACAAAAAAACCACCATCTAATGAAAGTGGTGATTTTATAACTGCCTCTATAATAAGAGACATAATTTCCTTAACTTCCTTTTTCCCCTTATATTGTGACCAAACATGTAACGTATGGGTGATTTCCTCACCATCAAATGTTTTACTATCGTAAGGAATTACAGTGTCTTCTCCTAATGTTATATAAGGGAAAACGGTAGTATCAGGAACAGCATCATATACTTTTGCCTTTGCTGATATAGCAACATCGTTTTTCAGGCGATTATACAAAGCGACTTGTAAAGACCACAGGGATGATTTCATTGAACATCCCTCAATTCTTTTTCAAGTCTTCTTATGTATTCCGGTTTGTTTTTCTCATATGCAGGAACCATAAATGGTCTTGCTGACATTTTAACCGTTCCAAATTCCAACCAGTGGGCCTTAAACCCTTTTGGTTTTTTTGGCCCGATCCTAGCTGCCAAACCACTCTCCGATAATTCAGTCCTGATACTCTCTTGTGTAATTCCTGAATCAACTGGTACAAAGTCCTTCATAGATTGTTCAATATCTGACGCTGTTTGCTCAATTACTTCTTTGACACCTTTTTGCTTTTCTTCTGAGTATCGCTTTATTTTTTCGATTGCTTTTTCAATCCCTGTTACTTTAGTATTGATCCTCAAATTTATCCGCTCCTTTCGATGCAAAGAAGCTCTATTTCTCTATTTGCCTCGTCAATATTAATCACAGATTGAATCTCCATGATACGATTGTTGAAAACCACTCTCATAGAAGGAACAATACCTTCTCGATATCGAATCCTTACCTTGTGAGACAATTCCGCTTGAACCTGTTGAGCTTGGAATAGTTCTCTACCCTGCAATGGTTGAACAGAAGCCCAAACGTTTCCTATATTTACCCAATCCTCTGTATATCCACCACCACCATCATCCACTTTTTGCAATGATTGAATGATAATACGATGTCTTAATTTCCCTGGCCTCATATTACAACCACCTGAAAATACGATATGGAGATAACAAAGCATCAACAGTAAAAGGAACTTGATTAACTGATTGGTTGATGACTATATCTCTATTTTCATAGAAGTGACTTACAAGTAATTTCATCGCTTGTACAACAGAAACAGGAATATTAGAGGAGTAACCACAAGTAAATGTAATCTTCACTGCACTTGATGGATATGGAGTAAATGAGGGACGGTCAATAAGAACAATTTTTCCAGGCTCGGAATCAATATCAACAATATAATTAGATGGATTTAAAGTTGTTTCAATCCCTTTGTCGTCTTTATACATAATGCTTGCAACTGATTGTAATGGCGGTAATGGAATAGAAATGACATTTTCACTTGGAAAATCATCTAATGTCAGTTCATATGTTTGTGTCACCAGTGCTCGCCTAGTGATTGATTCACATTGTTCTCTTGCTACTGTTATCAGAGATTGAATTAAAGTATCTTCTTCAGCACCATCAACTCGAAGGTACAATTTTACCTCTTCTAAAGACAAAGGTTCATTTGTTGGAGGTGTAATTAGCTTTAGATTCATATGTTACACCTTCTTTTTTGTTCGTTTACCTATTGTTTCCTTTACTTCAACTGTTTCTTTAACTTCTACTGCAAGTCCAGCATCGATAAATTTCTTTGCTTGTTCATCAGACAAAGAGACAACTTCACCCATGCCGTAACTAAAATTTAATCCTGCCAAACTCGTTAAAAATTCTACTTTCAATTACATCACCCCTTAATAAAGAAAAGGGGCAGGAAAAATCCTGCCCGCAATTCATCTATTGATTAAACTGCTGCCATTTGTAGAACTTTTACCGCTTCAGGAAGGGTAAGTTTTCCGTCTACACGTTGGTAAGCACGGAAACCAACTTGACCATTAACAGCATATAGTTCATTCAAGCGTTGGAACACCTTGCCTTGACGGTCACATACTTGGTAGTAACTCAAATCACCAAAGGCGATTGGTTTTGAAGATGCGCCAATCTCAGGAACAAAATCAGAGATAGCAATCGGACGACCTAGTAAACGGTCTGGTTGACCTGCTTGTACAGACGGTTGATAGATGTATTGACCATTTCCGTCTTTGATTTTGCGAATAACCTTCATAGTATTATCACTCATCAAGAAGGTAGCACGTTGACGGTATGGTCTGCGAAGCGAATGGAAAAGATCAATGATTTCATCGAAAGTGATAGCATTAGCAACAGTTGCTGTTTTACCAACCTGAGCACTAGTGATAATACCAGTTGGTTTGCCTGTTCCGTCTCCTACGATGAAAGCATTCTCTTCAGCTTCACCAATACGTCTAGCATACTCAGATGAAATGAATGCCTCTAAATCAAATGCAGAATCGTTCAACAATTCTTCAGAAACTTTCATCAAAGTTGTTAGTTTGTAAGCAGACAATGTTACAACATCAAAAGCATTATCGCTTTCAGTGTATGCCGCATTTTCACCAGTCCATGTTGCAGAACCAAAGCCGGAGACAACAGGAATATTCTTGTCACCGCTAGAAGTAGTGATAGTAGCAAGTCCACGAATGATATTTGTATCATGAAGCTTTTGAATTAAAGTCTTTTCAAACTCATCGGGAACAGTATAACCACCCTCAGTATCTACTCCGGCGGAAAGACTACGATATTCAGTAGCATCTAAAGCATTGCGAGTATGACGCATTGCCTTCCAGAATGCATTGCGATATTCCTCATTTCCTTGTACATTGCGTTGTTCATTAGGATTTTGCTTAAATGTTACGCCTCCACGTTGCTCCAATTCACTTTCAAGAGCATATAAACGTTCTTCACGTTTAATTTGCTCTCCTAGCACATCAATTTCTTTGTCAATTCGGTTGTATTGCTCCTCATCTACGCTACGATTTTCCTTTTCAGCTACCTCGATAAGTTCCCTTGCTTGCTTTACCAATGCCGCACGTTTTTGTTTAAGTTCCATAATTTTTTCCATAATAAATTACCTCCATTTTTTTAAATTTCTTTTGATTTAAGCTCTAATTTTTTGCGAAGAATTGATACTTGCTCCTGCTTTCTCTTTTCTTCTTCATTTGCCAAGCCACTCGCCTGAATCGACTTGGCATACTCGTCAAACACTTCTTGTACTGATCTAACATTTGCTGATGTTGCTGTATAAGCCGGATACGTAACAATAGACACATCAAACAAATCGACTTCGTGAAGTTCTCGAATTGTTTCCCCATTCTCCATTCCCCACCTATCGGATTTTGTGACGAATCCAAAAGACATCTGATCCACATCACCACGCCTCATACTTTCCATGAGGTCTTTAGCAAAAGTAGTATCAGGTGGTTCAATTTCAATTCTTAATCCTTTATCGTCCTCTTCTAGTTTCAATGTCCCTGATTTATTTCTGCCAAGAACATAATTGGGGTCATGATTCCAAAGCGCTCGAATATCATCTTTTAAAATGGCATTCTTGAACGCTCCGGGTTTTATGATTTCTCTAAATCCACCCAAATTCTCACTAAGAGAATTGAATACAGCAGCATAACCCACAATTTTTGGTGGTTTGTCACCGTCAGAACGAACCTCAAGATTCATCTGAAACGCTCGTCTTTCTTGCTTTTTGTCCACAAAATCACCTCCTAAAAATAAAAAAAACATCCTTGTTAGATGTTTAAAGTACAGCTTCTATTTTGCATTCACACCCAGAATGGAGTGGTCCATGTGAGATGCTTCTCGACGATTTAAATTTGACTCCATTTACTTCCAATTCTTGGTCTTTCTCCACAAAATTAGAGTTAATGTCTACAATTTGACCATCAAGGTATTGGCAAAATGGACATGGATCATCATCAGCCACCCACTGAACCCTTTTTACACCTGCCATACCATATGTGAAACGGGTAATAGCATTCGAAAATCTGGTTGTTTCTTCACTTACAATGCCCTCAATTCGTTTCTCTTGCCACGAATCAAACTCATTTTGAATAGCATCAACGACGTCATTACCCTCTTTGATGGCCGCGTCAAGCGTTGTTCTAATGCGGTTAATAGATGTACCGACATGTCTATAGATCATTAATCCTAGATAACCAATTACAAAGGTGTTAAATTCAGGTGTAATCTCCATTTCTGTAGCTACTTCTAACAGAACTTGAGCAAATATTGCTTCACCTAACGTGTTAAGTACAGGCAACAGTTGCTTGTTCATATACTCCTCATGATCACGGTAGAAATCGGACAACCAAAGAGAGAATAGTTCCATATCATTGGACTTCCTCAACTGCCTGATAATATCTGCTTCTTCTCGGCGCATGATTTTTCGGAACACGTCTTCAATTAGTCTTTTGTAGCTGTTAATTGTTCTATTTCTTAGTTCCACAGCTTGGATTTTACGTTGTTCTATGTAACGTTTTTCAAGGTTTCTTTTATCAGTTTGAACTGACTCTTTGTTTAACTCGCTTAACTGATTTGTTGGAACCATATTCAAAGGAACATAATGAATATTACCTTCTTCACCAATAGTATTCATGTTTTCAAGTTCACGAATATCATTAATTGTATAGGCACCAATCTGGAACATTTTATTGTAATACTCAGATCTTGATTGAGAATCACCACGCAATAATCCTTCAACGTTAAATTCAGCAAAATATTTTTTCTTCTCTACCTCAGTAAACAAACTTCGTCTTAATTCCTGCTCAAAATTTACTAACCATGGGCGAATAGAATGAACAACATATTGTATTGCTTGATGCTCGATATTACTAAAGGTTGCTCTATCTAAAGATTGAATCATGTGTGGTGGTACATTGAAAAATCTTGCGATCTCTTCTACAGAGAATTTCCTAGATTCAATAAACTGCATCTGGTCATTCGGTAGTTGTAGTTGCTTATAACTCATGCCTTCTTCAAGTAGTGCAATTCGGTGTGAGTTACTTAACCCTTGATGTAGTTTCTCAAAATCCTGCTTCAATCTCTCTCTTGCTTTGTCAGAAAGAGAATGTTGTGTTTCAATGAATCCACCGGGTCTTGCCCCATTACCAAAGAAATAGGCTGCATGTTGTTCCAAAGCTATGCCAAGCCCAAACATTTCTTTTGCTAATTGTAAAGGAGACATACCTGTTAACCCGTCTTTACTAATTCCAAATAGGTGCAATACTTTCCAATCCGGTAGTTCAACATCACCACCATTAGGTAAACTAATCTTGTAGGCGATATTACCATTTGGTTTTCTAAATTTACTGACCCTATCTGGCGGTAACAACCAAAGTCCGCGAACTTGTCCTGCGTTGTCGTACTCGATTTCAGAATATGCATTACCTCGCATTAACAAATGAACAAAACTCGTTTTTCGCCAAGAAAAAGAAGTCATCTCATTATTGACTTGATAATGAAGCACTTCATATAGTGGATGGTTAACCGCCTTTTGTTTACCTTTATCTGTCTTTTCATACACTGATAAAGGTAGTGAAGCCACCGTTTCAGATATTAACCTCACAGAAGCGTAAACCGCAGACAAAGATAAAGCAGTGTTTTCATTTACACTTACACCTGTTGCAGATTTAGCACCACTTAAAGCATCTCGAAGCCATCCCGATGGATTCTTTAATGTGTTTGATCTGTATTGAATTAAATTACTCAGCATCCCCATTTGTTCTCACCTCCTTCACAGCCCCTAAATATCCAAAAAATATAAGCATTCCACCAGAAAAAAGATAAAACAATGGGGGATAAATCATGTACAATCCAATTCCAAATAAGATTGAGCCAATAATAATAAACAAATCACTTATACTAAATCTCATCCTCGTCAATTACCCCCTATAAAAAGAAAAGTCCACGTTCTTCGTAAACTGACTTTGTTTCCTCTTGCCTTAACATTGCTCTTACATGAGCATTGATAAGCGCCGCGATTGGGTCAATTCTATTTGTTGATTTATCTTTATCGAGCATAATATTCTCATTTGCGTCTTGTTTTGTTACTGCGTTGCTTATTGCCCATGTTAAAACAGGATTGTTGTTGTGAAGAATTCTTTTCTGCAACACTAACTCGCGAAAATTCTTCGTTGGCTCAGACAGTGTTTTAACACCTTGCCTAATTTCAACCATCGCATATCCTTCTGTTTCCATCTCTTGTGCAAATTGAGTAGCATTATAAGGGTCATAACAAATTTCCTTTATAATCCATCCATTCCTTTCGGTTTCTTGTTGGATATAGTTCATAATGTATCTGTAGTCCACTACCGAACCTTCAGTTGCAGTAATCCACCCTTGTCTCACCCACAAATCATATGGTACTTTGTCTGTTCTTCTCTTCTCCGCAAGCGTGTCTTTTGGTATAAATGAATGTGACAAAACTAAAAAGTTCCCATCATCCAACGGGAACTCAAAACTGACGCTAGTTAAATCTATTTTTTTGGACAAGTCAATTCCTATGTAGCATTCTTTGCCACTGAGATTAGGCAGTTCATCAACACCACATTCTTTCCATTTGCTCATGGGCATATAGCCATTATCCTTTTGATCTACCCATATGTTCATATTTTTCGTGAGGAAATTACGCATTTTTTCTGGTACATCTAGTGCTGTCTTCAATTCACTCCTTAAAAAATTCAACCCTTCTTCATACGTTGCTACAATCGGATTGGCCTTTATCCAATTACGCTCATCTTTAATATCATCATCTTTGTCTAATTCACATATCATCACAAAATATTCATCATTCTCAACAGGTGAATTATCATCAAGTATACTTGAAACGTATTGATATTCGGTAAAGCATGGACTGGACAAATTAAATCCTGCTGTAGTAATGATAACTATTAATGGATTTTTGCGAGCAACCATCCCTGATATGAGCACATCATATATTTCACTTGTCTCATGAACGTGAAATTCATCAATTACAGCAACGCTTGGATTTTTACCGTCACCTGTTTTTCGCGCCTCTTTAGACAAAGGTTGAATGACTGACCCACTTTTGATGTGCGTAATTCGCCCATAACTATCCTTATACTTACCCTTTAATAAATCACACGCTTGAATCTGGCTTAATATTTCATTATATACAATACTCGACTGTTCACGCCCCCAACCAGCAATATAACATTCTTCTTGTTCTTTACTTAAAAAGCATTGATACGAAGTAATCAGTGCAAGCAGTTGTGACTTAGCATTCTTCCTGGCTAGTTGAACATAGCATTTTCGGAATCGCTTAGAATCATCTTTTTTGTTCTTCCAGCAAAAGATATTACCCACTACAAACAACTGGAAGTCGGTTAGTTCAATTTTTTGACCAGCTAACACGCCCTTTGTATGTTTGAACATTCTAGCCCATTTATAGAAACGAGTAAGTTCCTCTGCATCAAAATAAAAAAGATACCCTTCATCTGGTATCTTCTCTACATCTTCTAAGAAACGTTGACACGCTCTAATATGTTTTTTACAGGCTGTAATATTACCGTCTACAATATCATTCGCATAATTCAACAAACGCTCTGTAAGATTCATAGAGAATCACCAAACAACTTTTCTTCTTCCGTTTTCTCCTTTTCTTCAGGTTTCGATATAGCAATCTTTGCCCTAGATGATGGTGTTAAACCAAACTCAGTCGCTAATGTTTTCATTTGTTCATGCAATTGTTTCTTCTTGGTAAGAAGAGGATGAGGAACAGAATTTGTTTCTCCTGCTTTGTTAGTATGCTCAATCATTAAGCCTTCTTGTTGGATGATTTTAGTACATTCAATATAGTCGGAATAAGCATCACAATACGTAGCTAATGCATTAACATCAACATTTGTTATCAAGTCTAACTCTTCAAGCTCTGTCGCAATCCGTTTAAATTCTTTTTTAGCAACAGAGTCCAACCATGCAGGGGGCTTAATTTTATCATTTTTCGGCTTCAACTTTTGTTCTGTTTCTAATCGTTGCTCTATCTCTTTTTTGGTGAGCCGATTTTTATTGCCTTCAAGTAAATGCAACTGAATCGGCTTTGCATTTCTACCCATTTCCATCACCTCACTTTGATCCCCTTTTACAATATAAAACGAATTTTATGCACGTTTGACGGCCCCCGCGGTCTACTAGTCAATTCTCTATAGAAATTTGATCCCCTATCCCTTATCTCTATTGAACCAATAGAGAATCGTATGCTTTGCAATCAACCATACCAACACTGGATAGTGATACCACTTAAAATTATTTTCTTTATGTACAGTCTTCCATGCTAACACAGGATAACCATACCACTTGACATTAAAGTCAATCGATATTGACAGGTCACGATTAGCCTTTAGTGTATAACTAACACCAGGACAGATGCTTTGCCTTCCTTCAGGTAATCGCATTACCAAAACCCCCATCCTCTTTAGCAGTCTTAATGTCATGATGCATCTTACACAACGCCTGCCAATTATCCTCATCCCAAAACAGTTTCCTATCTCCTTTGTAAGCTTGAATATGATCCACCACAGTAGCAGGAGTTATCTCATCCTCATCAAGACAATGAACGCACAATGGATTCTGCCTAAGAAATCTTAATCTTGCCTTTCTCCATTTCGCATCATATCCACGCTGTGATGCTGAACCTCTTCCTCTGTCGTATCTCCGTTCCTCTTGCTTGTGCTGTTCACAGTATCTTTCTGTTGTTAGATTAGGACAACCAATCTTATTACATGGTTTCATAGGTTTACTTGGCATGACTCTTTAAAACCTTCCCTTTATAATTCGTCTACCTGTTCAAAGCCCAATTTTTGCATCACTTCTATAAACTCTTCTTGGCTAACTGTTCCCATTGCAATCACTTCATCATACAAATCATGCCAAAACATGAAATAAATATCTCTCGTCCTCTTTGTATATTTCTTTTTATCGAATTCAATCCAACCATCTTTGAAATGCTCATGTCGTCCCTCGATGATTTGTCCACTGACTGTACTAATACATTGCATCCAGATATTATTGTCTTCGACGAGATATACATATCTAAGATTGTTCATAACTATAAAATTACCACTCCCTTAAAGAAAAAATCACTATATATTGTGGTAAATATCAAATTATTTCACAATATATTGACGCAGTTGATTTAACAATGATAATATTTAGATATGGAACAAGCATCCAATTTCAATTAAGAAAGAAGGTGATTACATGGCTAAAGGTAAAAGCAGCTCTCAAAAAACCTCTTCTCCTAAAGTTACAAAATTGGCATCTAAGACCCTCCAAAATCCAAAAGCTAGTAAAACTGCAAAATCATTGGCTGGTTCCGTTTTATCTCAAGCTGGTAAAAAGAAATAATTAACACTAGAGATTCCAGATGCCAATACGTCTGGAATTTTTCTATTTTAAACTAGTTTCTCTTATTGTTATGATCAAGAATACTAAGCAAAAATTGAGGATTATCTTTACACACCATCGCTAACCCATTACCTAATTTTTCAACTTGTTCTTCTTCAAGTCCAATTTTCACTTATTCAGGTAACACTACAACTCCCCCAATTTTAGACAAAATAAAAAACCATCCATTGCTGGATGATTTTAAGGTTCGCTTATAAAACTGCTCTATAAATTTTATCAAACAAAACTCTGATTTCACTTGTTGCAGATAAAATAATATCAAGTTCCTCTAAAGATAACGCAAGTTGCTCATTAACTTTTTCCTGTTTTTTCTCATAAATTTTTAGTGATAATTTGTCAAGTTCAGTCAGTTCATTGAATAGTTTACGACTACGAATCAAATCAATATAGTCTCCAATTAACTTTTTCTCAACTGTTAACCTTTGTACTTTTTCTTCAGCCTCTTCTACTAATTGATCAATTACTTCTCTATAAGCTTCTGTTATTAAGCCTATAGATTGTTTTGGTGATTTAATACGGGAATAACCAGTGCGCGGTTCCATGTCAACTTCCATAGATTCATCAGAAAAATTAATTCTGTCTAGTATTTCAGGTATAATTTGATCAGTAATTAATGTAATTGTTCTTTCAATCTTCTCTTCTCTAGTCATTAACAAACCACCTCTATACCCATAATAATTACATAGGTATAGTTTACCATTATATTCTACTTTTTTACATCCTATTACCTAAAATTTTAGCAAAAATAGGAGTACCATTTAAGACACTCCCTTGTGTTCCTTCTCAAATTGTTTCATTTCACTACGAACGACATAGAATGTATTTATGAATTTATGTAATTTTTCATCTTTCTTATATTCCATGATAACTTTCCTAGTAGATTCATCTTCTGGAAAGCGCCAAAAAACTTTACCTGTAACTTCATCAAGTCCCATTATGTATTTAAATCCTTGACTAATCAAATGTACAGCCATATTAATGCTATAAACTCGACGATTGCTAAATTCCATAGTTGTTCCTCCTAATTCTTAATGCAAATATAAATTTTACCTTGCTCATATGTATCAACTGTATTATTTCGACTTACCACTACTTTGCTAATGCAGTTGTCGTCAAATTGATAGATTCTATTAAATACTTGGTCAAGTATCGACTTTTGCATATTCTGTACGTCAATTTTCTCTACTGCATCAAACTTCAAGAAAACTGTAATTGGCTTGTTCCAATCAACATTTAAATCTTCTTTTCTTGTTACCTGGCAAGCAGGAAATTTATTTTGCCAAATCTTATATGCTTTACTTGCGACTGCTATGTATTTATCTTGATAACTACTATATACGTACTCATACATGTAATTTGCTGAGAACCCATGAATATCAATCACCATGTATTCATCTTCACTCGGCTCCAACTTGGATATCTTACGTGTTTTTTGTGCTTTCTGGCCACCTCTGATTTTATTATTAAGTTTCCCTTTATCGTCTTTAATCTGCTTGATAACATCATCAATGATACAGACAATTGGAAAACTCATCTTTTCTTTATTCACATTGACTCTATCTTCTAATGCTTTTTCAATACGATTTAGCATCATAAGACGCTCTTTGCTATTGTGTGACTTGTAATACTCTCGACACTCAATATATGTATCCATAAGATGCTCTACTGTCTCATTTGTGAATGTATCCTTCAATTTCGGTAAAGAGAATTTTGCTAATTTGTCAACTTGTTCTTCTGTTGCATTTGGATTGATGTAACCACCATTTTTGCGAATATTAGGTAATACATCTTTTGCTAACCACAATTGAAAACTCATAGCTAATTGACTATCAGCCTTCATAGCAAGTAAATATACATAATGTTCAGGTATAAAATCACCTTTCCCCACAAATGGGGAAAAACCAAAATCAGATAAATATTTGTTAATTCTTTCCCATCTAATATATGATTTGTTTCCTTTTTCTTGAACAAACCCTAAAGACTTTGCAATATATTCGGCATCAAATTCTAACAGGCCATTGTTATCTTTTACCTTTACTTCAAATGTATCGTTATTAAATGTAAGCAATTTTTCCATTCTCTTTCATCCTCCTAAGATATATTTATCTAGTTTCCCTCCCCATTTCAGGTTCATCGGGACAAATAAAAAAGCAGATAGCTTGATTCGCTATCTGCTAATTCATTAATACTACTAATGTACATATCTTGTTATATTTAATTTTACTTAACATTCCCCAACTAAAGAAAACCCCTCACTTAAAGTGGGGGATCTTCCTTAGTTGGGGCTACTGATTTTAAGATAAGGTCTGAATTCCTTGCTAAAATTTCTTCTTTAGAAAAGTTAACATTTTCAACTCTATTAGTAGTGGAATATGTATAAAATGAACTTTGGATATTTTGTAAAACCGTAGAATTTAAAGTTTGACCACTCGCCAATATTGCATTATCGAGTTCTAAAAAATATTCCATTTCATATAACTCGTCCAATTTTACAAAAGAAGAATTTGAAAAAGGTGGCTTAAATGGATAAATCCTTTTATTCGAAGGCATAACTAGTTTGTGAGCCTTATTTTTTACAGATGAAACATTTAGCATTCGCAGAACAGAGCCAGTGTTCTCTATTACAAGAAACGGGCGCTTATAAGAACACTCGACTCCGTTCGCAAAAAATGCTTGAAATAATAAAGCCTGACCAGCAACAATACTCATTTAGTAAATCAATACTCCAACTGATTCATCGAAAGAGATTGTGTAAGCTGAATCTGGCCCGTTAAACGATTGCAGCATGTCGGCAATATTGTCGTCAATTGTAATCTCTTCTGGATTATAATAAAATTTTCGTCCATTAACTTCTATACATTCTTCAGATTCTTCGCTGGACTCCTCGTATGCTAACAACATTTCCTGTATAAGCCCCACTTCATTCTTTTGCATCTGATTGATAGTCATAATACTTAACGACTTATCATAAAATCCATTTCCACATTTAGATAACTCAAAAGCATCTTTCCAAGATTTATGTTCGTGATTTAAATTAGATAATTCATTAGCGCTTAACGATCCAAATATTTCTTCTACTGCACTAAATGTAAATGACTGCTCTGGTGTAAGTTCCAGTTCAGACTCTTTCGCTGATTTTACTAAAGCTGAATTATTATGTTGGTAAGATTGTCTTACATTTTCAACAACAGATCCATTTTTAAATGCATAAATTTGCTCATCAAACAATGGTTCTCCAAATTTAGCCAAATGAACAAGTTGAGAAAAGTACAACATTTTTTGCAATTTCATATTCCCACTCTTTGAGTCTCGTGGGCTATCATAATTATTTTTAATAAACCATTTTGCAGCATCAATAGCCGACATTTTCTTCAATCGTATCCCCTCCCTGTTGTTTACAGTATATGGTTCAATTGTACTACTGTCAATAAAATACAACACATTTGTTTAGCTAATAAGTATGTGAACTGTAATCAATACCATCTATAGGGGCATCACAAATTTGCACGACCATTGAAACGGTGGAACCTGAATATCATAATTACATTCTGTTATATTGTTACATCACAAATAATTAATGCATTAGAAATTCCTAGCTACATGCTAATCTCGATTATTATCAAATTCAAATTTTATTTAATTGCTTACGATCTGATATATATCTTTAAACTTATCCTGGTCGCAAGGATAACGATTACCGTTGCTATCAATCACAATATAATCACCGGAATAAATTAGTTTTTCGCTATATTGTTCTGACATTGCACTCCCCCTAAAACAAAAAGACAGACTCTTAAGGAGCCTGCTCATTAATCAACTTTCATGGCTTGTCTTATCTCTTCAATCGTTCTAAATTTTCTTACATAATCTAGTGCATCTTCTAATACTTTTTGTGCTTCTATTTTTGTATCACATATTCCACACTCTAAATACTCAATTTCATCTTTTTGCTTTACATGTACCCATGGACTATAATCGTCCCATTTTTCATTAAACGAGATACCGTATTCAATTTTCATGTTTAATTCCCCCATTAATATTTCGTTTACTATACCAGTCCATTATTACCCTGGCTAACTCTTGAACAACAGCTTCTTCATTCTCAAATGTCACATTTACAGTTACCTTCTTAGATTTTTTCATCCTACTCCTCCCTAGCTATTCATAATCTTCCATCTGTAATATGAATTCAACTTTCCATCTTCAACAAGTTTATTGATTTGGCCTACTGTAATCATATTTGAAGCAAACATGATTCTTGTCTGCTCATACTGACCATACATTCGATAGCGTACATTTTGAATTCGTTCATAATACGTCATTTACTTTACTCCTTTTAAATTTTTGTATATGTAATTCAACTTCTGGCTTATGTAACAAAATACCAACAAAAATATATGTTCCATTCCTATAATCTTGAACCCTAGTATCCTCAGCATGATAAATAAGAATACATAATCAAGTACAGCAAATATTGCAATTTCAAATTTGTTCATGATCAATCCCCCTTGAATTTATATTGGTGAATGGACACTTCTCACATTTCAGATTGCATGTGATTGTTCCATTTCGCTAATCTCGGCTCAACTATTCTCTGCTCAAGTGGTAATATCATCACGACATGACCAATTCAAAAGAGAAAAAGAAAAGACATGTCCATATTGAACATGCCAGAAGAAATAAATAAAAATTAGCAAAGACAATAATTAACAATAAAATTATAGTCAACCACTGTCACCCATGCGCAAGCGCAGGCTTGCGCTATATTAACATATAAGATTAATTTATTATTTTTACATTAGATAAATTTAAAACCAAAGATCAAGAGCCTACCGCACATTTTCCTTTCGCTACGCTACAGGAGAAATGTTTGGTCGCTCTCACAACTTTCCCAAAACCGGGGAAAGATTGTTCAAGCGGATATAAATTTTATTGAGTTTTTTCTCATCATATATTGATCTACATTTATCATATATGGTATATTTAAAATTTGTTCCACATTTACTATATTATTTACATATATTAATTTTTTAGTAAAACTGGAACATTTTTAGTTTAATTTAGTAATGACAATATATCTTCTGCCCCTCATTTCTCCTTTTGTTTCCTTTTTGACTTTACTAACTGCGTAAGGTAGTCTTAATTGGACTCGAATTATTGTTTCGATTGTTGTAGGATTTAATTTTTTCGTCCTATAATCTGTTTTCTTTGACAGGGTAATTAACTCATTTATAATTAAGTCGCTCAATTCCTGTTGTTCATCACTGAATAATTTTTGACCCACAATTTTTTCTAGATATTTTTCTAAAGTTTCAACTTCTTCATCAAGTATGACATCCTCAATCAAATTCATTTTTGGAAAACTGTCTGTTAGCCCTAACCAACCTAATTGTTCACGGATAAAAGCAAACTCTTTATCGTTTTCAAATGCGTTAATCATTTTTTGTGCAAATTCCATATCTTTATTAAGTCTGTAAAGTCCAGCAAGATTAACCTTATACCCACTATCTTTGTCTCGATAGAAAAGGTCATTAATCCAATCAAAATTTCTCAAGTCATTGTCATACTTTCTATTGAAGTCATCTTGACTTAGATAATGCAAATTCACTTCTGCCTCTTTTTTCCTCAGATCATCCAATTTTTGTACAAAACTTTTCTTATATCTTGTGTTTATGTATAGGTTTACTTTATCAGGATTATTAATATCAATTCGTTTTCTCCCAAGCATCTGAATAAAAGTGATTTGATCCCAAGCCATGATAACAATATGTTTAAGTTTTGGATCATCAATATTAATTCCGTTATCCATCGCTTTAGTACAAACGAGTACCTTTTTCTCAAATCTACTATTATTAATGATAGACTTTAATTCTTCATTATCCTTTGTACCAGATTTAATTAGTGAACAAATTTCATCTCCAAGGGCTTTTATAATCTCATTACCATGTTCAATCTTACTTATGAAAATTAGCCATTTATTATCGGTTTTATCGTTCATGATGAGGTTAATAATAGGTTGAATCGTCTTAAAGTATTTAGGGATAACAAAACTGTAATCAATACCTGTAGAGTATTCATGAATAGTTGTTTTTTTACCAAATCCCTTTTCTGCGCATCTAAGAATTGGCTCTCGTACTTCATGTATGGTTGCAGAAATGAAAATTCTTACACTATGTGGATGACATTCACGTATTAACTTCTGGTAAGCAAGTCTTGTTTTGTTGTTGAAGCTACCATCAGCTAAGATGAAATGACACTCGTCTAATACAATATAGTCATATCGACTAAAATCACATTTAGCATTATTCTGAGAATACATTTCATCTAGATAGGTATCGCTTATTGCATGATAAGATGTAATAGTAACTTTTTCACCTATTGTTGTAATACTGTCCAGTTCTTCAAGTGTCTCTGGTACTTCCTCACCAAACTTAGTTAATAAATCCCTCTTTAACTGCCGTTTAAGGTTAGTTCTATTACAAACAAACAGAAGCCTTTCATCCTCTTTCAAGTTGTCTAATAGTTCATTTTTAATAAAGTAGGTTTTACCCGTTCCTGTCTGAGCAGAAATCAGCACTATATCTCCTGGCTTCCATTTCTTATAATCATTGCCGATTGATTCAGACACCCATTTCAAATTTAACTTTCTAGTCTTAACTACTTCTGACGAAACTACATTAGATGCTCTTATCATTCAAACCACCTCATTAAAATATCTTATATTTACTCTGATGTGTTTCTTTTCATAATCGAGTTAAAAACTTCAATCAATTGCTCGGTATTTTTAAAGATATAAGCGTTCTTACGCTCATCCTTTTCTGACTTTTCAACGTTAAAACAGATAAAACCACGTTGCATTAATTCACCTGCTACTCGCATGTTATAACACTTGAAAACCTTATATTCAGAGTTAAATTTAATCATTTGGTGTTCCTCCGATTCAATAATAGGAAAGGGGATTGCTCCCCAATCCTTAGATAATGTCAACAATTGCTTCAAAACTTTTGTTCCACTTTCTTAAAATGGCTTTAATTCTGATTGTTGCTCCATCAAAATCCTTCAATGAAGTATTTTCATCAACTTCAATGAAATCTGTTGAAATCATCAGCTTCAGATTATCTCCATCAAATATGTCAGGATATATATTTTTCACTTTGATCTCATATGTTTTCCCTAATACATCAGCCGTTACTTCCTCTATATCTGGTGAACCTTTAGGCAATCTGAATTGAATAGTGTAATCATTTACTTCTCTTCTTGTACTACGCCCATCGTGTAATGAAGGAGAGCAGCTTCCTTCTACTTTTGATTCACGTTCACTTTGATACTTAATGAAATATTGTCCCATAATGGAGAACAATTCATATTCGCCATCAGGAAAATCAACTTTGAATTTCTTATTCTCAACTGTTGCAAGTCCATCTTTAACAGTGAGAATTTTTCCATTGTAGTCTTCCTGACAATTGCTCAATCTATGTACTTTTCTAACGTCCGTCTTGATATTACTTGTTAAGTTTGCTTCTAGATTTTCTACAAGACCATCAAAGAACAACCAAGCAAAGTTGTAAGTGCTATACTCACCATATGACAATTCAACTGCTGTACTTGCTAGAATAGATGAATTAGGTATTAATTTTCTACAAGCAGCAATTGTTCTCTCTTCAAGTTTTGCATATTTGTCTTTGATTTCTTTCTTCACTTTTTCATCTTGATCGAACTTTTTCTTTTTATTAAAATTCTTCAATTCTAGATTAATTTTACTTCTCTCATTGTTATATTTTCTGTATTCAGGCTTTAACAGTTCCTTATATTCAAATAACTGAGCTTGACTATATTTACTTTCGTCCTGTAAAATGTCTTTTGTTGTTCTATGTCCATATTCACTAACAATGAATTTTCCGTCTTTCATTTTAAATCGTTTAAGCATCCAGTTCTCTAAAGTTTGGCAGAACTTATTGAACGGAGTCTTAACATCATATGAATAATTATCCTTAGTGCCGCCGTACACATGTCTAAAATAGTACGGCTTTTTGTCTGCGTATTGTTCAAGCACATACGGAATTTCGACATGTGTTCCGAGCTTCGTTGAATCAAGTATCCTTCCCTGTAGCATTTTACAGCAGGCATTAACTAATTTTTGCTTAGTAATATCCCCTTGTTCAAATGCAAGGTTTTGAAAATAACTGTTGATATTTGTTACCCGACCAGTAAGATTAGACATACACATTTTTTCAAATGCTAACATTGCATCGATATTATTTTTGGTTGGCTTTGCTGTTTTCTTATCTTCTTCATTTATAATTGTAGGGCTGTCTACAACAGCATTAATAATAATGGGTTCTTCTATTTGAGAGACGCAATCACCGTCCCAATCGGCTCCGGCTAATTTTACAGCCGTCAAATCATGGACATTCATGATGATAATGTTATCGTACATATTCCAGTATTTATCTTTAACGTCTACAAAATTTACTTTGGCTATCTCACTGTACATAGTGATAGGGTCACGGGTAAGGACAGATTCACCAACAAATCCCTTTCTAAACATTTCACCTTTTTTAAGATACCCTTTCACTTCCCTTCCTGCCGCATGTTCCATAAATGCCTGTGGGTCACATGTAATGTAATATCTTGAACCTTTTACCGGAATTCTGCCACGTAACATTTCTTTTACTTTATTCATGGCTTGTTTTTTGATATATGACTTTACCTTAATGTCATAAAGCATACCTTCATGAACATCTATGGCTTTCTGTGCGTTAGTGTTCATATTCAAAATTTCAATTTCATCATCTTGTTCTTCAATATCTAATTCACTATCGTCAATAAATTCATCTTCATTATCTTCTTTTTCTGTTTTCTCAGCCGCAACCATATTTAAAAATGCCTTTACATAAGCTGCATCTATTTCATATCTTGATGTTCCATCTTCAAGCTCCACCCTATTTCCTTTTGTTACGTTTATAATTACTTCAAGGAATGGCTTTGCAAGCTCTCCAAGTTGTTCATATGTAAGATTTAACGCATGGATTGTTTGATATGTAAGATTAGTCCATTCTTTCATTTTCCATTTCGGCTTGCTATAATTAGCCACTCCAAAATATGTGTAATCATATTCTTCTAATAGTTTTATATATTCTTCTACACTTGAAACAAGTGGCTGTGGTTTTCCATTTGGTGAATCCTTATATTCATGCCACATCTTAAAGCATGATTTTGTAACGATTAAATCTACCTCTCGTCCATCTTTATCAATGATTTGTTGCCAATTACCAAACACATCTTTAATTTGTTTCACTTTGTTTTTCTTACACCATTCAATGATTGGGAATGTCACAAAGTTTCCTTTTAAATAAGGTAAACGTCCCTGGCAACAAGTAATAGTCTGACTTTCCCCTAGATGTTCAGTAAGAAGTTTTGCAAAGTTGATACTCATAAGACCTTGCCCATCAAAAAATGGCACTTTCTTAACGGTATAATTCTCATGAGTTTCAACCTTATATCCTAATGATGATTCAGTGATTTTAAGTTCTGGTATTTTTTCTGTCTGGTCTTTTGTATAGGCAGGATACTTTTTGTCAAAGTATAGATTGTAATAAGCGGCTTTCGGATTGTTAATTTCATCCAATTTTACACGTCTGTTTTCTCTCCACCATGTGCTAAATGTTTTGTATGTACCTTGATTTGAATATGGGTCAAGTTTTGCTAACTTTTTGTTCATTTCTTCTTTAGGTAACATGATTTCTTTTTTATTTTTGAAATATGTACTCATTAATTCTTTCTCTTTAAGCATGAGTTGCTTTTCTTCTGAATCCTCATGACAAGGAACAACTTTTTCAATTGTTTCTGTAATGTCTGTTTCATAATCATCAATAACAATAATACGTGGAATATAAGGGATTTTTATTGCGCTTGCACGACAATTACCAATTGCTGTATCCCATTTGCTAAATACAGTTTCTTTTGGAATTAGCCCCATAGATGAACGTAACCAGAACTCATTGCGGTAATCATTTCTGATTAGTTCAATGCGTTGTGAACGTCCCATAGCTGCACTCTTTGTACTTCTTTTATATAGATGACCGTTATAATAAACACCTGACTTGATGATCTGATTATATTTTTCAACTTTTTCAGTGTGATTTTCTTTGATTTGAGGACACTTGATAACAATTAGTTCTTTTATCAAATCACCTGCTTTATATTTCTTGCCTACTGTTTTTTCAAACTGGTCAAATGAAATTCCATCACTATTCCCGATTTCTTTTTTGTATTCATCAAGTACATATAAGTCATTGTTACCGTCATACATTACATGATCAAAATCAAACTGATAAACCTTTACCTGTTTACGTTTAACTTTCTCTTTCTTCTTATTTTCCATAACATTACCCCTTTGTATTATTTTTAGGTTAGTTGAAGCGAATCAACACAACCATATAGGCGCAAGTGCAGACTTGCGCTAATAAACGTATAAACTTAACTATTTTTTAATTGTCCTAGTATCTCTTTAATCTTTTCTTTTTCTCTCAATTCTTCTTCTAAAAGTAAAGAAAATTGTGGAATGCTGCCACTTTGAATCGCACTGATAATCATTTCTTTAGTCACACTAGGATGATTCATTAATACTCCAAGTAAATAATTTGATAGTTGTTGTAACCTTTCATCAAATTCACCTGTATTGTTAACTTCACTTAAACTAGCGCATATAGCATCTAAATTCATATCAATAATTTCTTCAAATATACTAACAATATTTTCAAGAAACTTTTGCTGCTCTTTGTTTTTCCAATCTTCAAGATTGATTACATTACTAAAAATATCTTTTCTGTCCATGAATGGTTCCTCCTTAGTTTTTTCAAAATGTGAAAGCATTTGCTATTCAATTATCAAAGAGCAAGACCACTACGATATTGCGACCAATTAATCAGCTACCTCCAAGCACCACCCCCTTAAATAACAATAAAATATTGCATTTACTGAGTTGTCGTGTTATTATTTCCTTAGTTACAATATAAGAAACGGACACAATAAAAGTAATACACTTACTATTTAATAGTTAAGTATGCGAGTCTATTAAAAAATGAAATTTTTCATTTTCTGAGCGTGTATCAATATGATAGATGCTTATTGGTGTTTTATATAAAAATAGCCCACTTATATTTAGACGTGTGAAAATCAAAAAAGTTTCACTTTACCTAAAATTTTTTATGAAAATTTTTCTGTGATGATTTTGCTTGCAAGTTTCGAGCATGATTTAATGATTTCATCAAAGAAATCTTCTACTCCGATTTCCTTCATATCTTCTAGGGTATACTCTCTATCAACTATGATTTGATATTTTTGATAGTAGCCATCTTTGTCGTAGAATCTTTGAAGTACCCCATCAAAAACGACTTCTCTTCCCTTCTCGTCAACAAATTCAACCCATACATGCCAAATCAAATGCTCTGTATATAGCCCTGCTACAAGGCGCATAGTTTCGTTGTGATGTAATCTGTCCATCCAGTAGTCCCATGACTTGTGAAGGCATTTTTTCGGGTACGTCCTTCTGCTTTTGACTTGATACTTTGTGTCGATGTCGTCGACCTCATATTCAGCTAATAGTTCAAGATTTTCTTTTACAACTTCTTTCATAAGTCCTCCTATATTTTTTCATGATTATGATATAATGGAATGGTAAGGAAAGGGTTTTTATGTACCTCTTGATGTTTATGTCCTTCCCTTGTTGGGTTACTTGCGACGTTTACCTTTTATGGTGCGTCGCTTTTTTACAACTGTAGGTTTTAGTTTATCTTTTTCAACTAATTCTTGTAGTTCAGGAATAAGAGTTAAAAGTTGTTTATAACGTTGTAATTGAGATATACTCAATCCCATCTGCTCTGCCAATTTTTCTTGTGTTGGTGCAGAGTTGTCATTATGCAAAGTCTGCACATATTGATTACTACCATGCCCACCATGTTTAATTCCATAAATCCTCTCTAACTCCTGAATACATCTAGCCATCTTCATTGGATTAACATTACCCACTCCACGTTGCATTAGGTTAAGGAGAGGAACGGCTAATGATAACCGTCCCACAATTGTTTTACAAATAATATCTAATTGTTAATGTTGCTCCCTTGCCCTTCGGCGGTGCGTTTAGAACCACATCTCCAGCTCTTTTCATAGATTGCATAACTTGACAACAGATTGGCATTCTATGGTTAGAAGAAGGATACCCTCCGATGATGTTATATCTATATAGCGGTGTCCTTTCGCTTTAGCTTCAGACATTAATCTTTGTATTTCTTTTCTGAAGGTCTCAGCATTCATATTAACTCTCCTCCATTTACCAGTAATTTTCTTTCATATTAGCAAGGTATGAAAATCTCAACAAGTAAACGGAGTGGTGTGATTTTTGTGATGTGATTAAGAGTGTTTTTTTTTGAATATAATGAGATTCTCTAATTCAACATCCTATCTATAACGTTGTTCAAGCCCAAACAATCAAGCAACTCTTCCCTAGTAGGCGTTCTCCCGATTTTTCGTATTGGTAAAATTTCTTCAAGTATTTCTAAGTCACCCTCATAAAACTCATACCAATGCATTGTTTCTTCAAGCGATACACCGTACTTTTTAGCCAGTCGAACGACTTCAAGTGGATAAACATTGTTCATAATATTCCTCCCTATGTTATCTCGCAATTTCAGATGTTTGTATTTCTCCAATAATACCCAATACTTCATTAATAATTTCAACATTTTCTTCGCAATATAATTCCATCCATTCATCCCATTGTTCATGTTCGTTATCAATTCCACTCAACTCTGCTGTGCGTTTTGTTAAAAACTCTTCTATTAAGTTATAGATTTCATTTTCATACTTTGGAAAAGGATAAAACGTATCACCTGTGTATTCTTCTTCCATCCATGATTTCAATGTTGGATATAATTGAATCATTTCTTCTTGATTCATTTCTTTTTCTTCAAGATAATGATATAGTTTCCTTCCCCATCCTCTATCCTCATATATGGAACCGCCTAAAAATGCATGTTTTCCTTTTTTTAGCCATGAAAGATAATATTCTTTGACTTCATTTATAAGTTCGTTGTAAACTTCGTGTGGTTTTGGGTAGACTACTTTTAAGTCATTCATACTTACTTCCTCCATAAAAATTTTTTTATATTAAATACGCTTCTGTTTTTTCTTCTTCCAATATTCATGTTTTTTGTTTGCTTTTTCTACATTCTCAACGAAACTCTTAAAATCAGGTTTTTCCCCTCTTAAATAACATGTTATTGCTAATTGTTTTGCTTTACCTTTCATACCTGGACGTACAACATTCTCTCCACCTGCAATTTCGATTAATTCTTGATAAATTTTTTTACACTCTGGTTTTTCCCATGCATCTTTTCTTCTTTTTTCATTTGCTAAAGAGTTTTCTCGTGACAGTACTTCATATTCAAAATTCTTCTTCCAATCTTCAAATTTTTTATCCATATTTTGCCCTCAATTTCTCTAAAATTTTTTTCTAAACATGAAACTTCTCTGAAACTATGTCGTATATAATTATTGTAAAGAACATCGAGGAGGGGTAGGAGCCTCCCCGATGTGGATGATTCGATTAGCAAGCGTGATTAGCAGCGTAGATCAAAAAGTATTCGTCAACTTTACCTGCGTGGGCAACGGAATTGTGCCATTGGATATTTGTGTCAACAACCATAGAATCTAATTGGATCATATCTCCGTTGCCTGCGAAAAGGTAAAGAACTTCATCGCTGAAACTGTCGGCATAATAATTTTTCATTACATTAAGAGCTTGTTCTTTAGTTTTTGCAGAAACAGTCGCCTTAACATCGGCAGAAATTTTAATGCTACCATGCCAATCATCACAACTAGCATCGAACATCTCATCTAATTCAACTGATACATTGCTGTATACCCCAGGCATGCTGTAAGATGTCTCAAGCTCTGCATGAATCTTGTCCACGCCATGATGCTTAACGATATCAAACAATTTCTTATCTTGCTCAGACAAAACTACAAGTGTCTCAAATTTCCCGTTTATTTGATAATTCATATTCTGTTCCTCCTATTAACTTTTTACTTTGACTTTGACTTTCCTTGACTTTACATTTCTAACCATATCATAATAGTCAGATATGGTCAAATGTTTTTAAATTTTGACTTCTGCAACTCTACTAGACCGACAAGCAATGCTTGTCTTTGTTGAATGGTTAATTGCATCCATATTCCGGCTTTTTCATGTGCTTCCTCCTTTCTGGTTTAGTTAGCATGTTTTTCTTGTTTTATTCATATAATACAATTCATATTGAATCGTGTCAACTCATTTAATTAATTTTATATTTACGTTTTGCATCGTAGCGATTCAAATCAAATTTGTGTTATAATATAGAAAATAAATTAACGTGAAGGGAAACGGACGATAATGAAGTCATTGAGTAAAGATAATATTAAGCAGACCATCAAATACATGATGATTGAGAATAATATTGATACATACAAAGAAGTTGCAGAAAAAATGGGAACAAATGAAACCACGTTACGCACTCGAATTAATAGAAATAGTGTAAAATTAGTTGATTTTATTGAGATTGCGGAAGAGTTAAATTTTGAGGTAATAGTAAAAAAGAAAAATGAAAATTAAAATTAAATAGTGGTATAATTCTTATGGTAAATAATTACGACACCAGGAGGAATACATACAATGACAAACGATAGCAAAACTGTAATGTCTTTGACTGAAGAGGAAGTAAAAGCAGAATACGCAAAAATCTTAGAAAAACGTAACAAAAAATGGAATACAATTGAAAATGATTTACTAAACAAGCATATAGATGAATTGACTGACTCTGAATATGAACATGCAATTGACATCCGATATAGACAACTCAAAGAAGGTAACTTTGATAAAATTAGAACTCTAAAAGGGGATTTACAAGATAAGTTAGTCAAAGATGTGTTTCCTGGGATGTCATTAGATGAACTGATAACAGAACGTGATGCCTTTCTTGAAAGATGGGCAAACAGCCTGATGGATGCTAGAATTGAAGACATTTTGTTGCCTTCGTATATTTTGCTGTTTGATTATTGGATCAAGAAAAAGCAAGAAGAAGTTAATAAATAATTTTCTTTTACCTCTTGGCCTCTTGTGCTACACAAGGGGTTTTGTTATTGATGCTAATTAATGTTTAAACAAGAAAAAGCCAAGTCTATGCTTGGCTCTTAATCTTATGTTTTGTTTCTTGGTCTATCTAAGTATGGTCTTACCGCGTCTGCAAATAAAATAGGATCAAGTTTATTGTGTGTAATATATATGCAGTTATTTTCCCTCTCTATTTTTATTTCTTTGCCTTCGTTTATTAATTCTCTTAATTTTCTTTCCATATATGTATTAGGGCCAAATCGTTTATGTAGTGATTCAATGTACTCTTCAACTGTCATGATGTAATTCCTCCACGATGCTATAAGTTATTACTATTTGTTATTTTTGTTCATGTTGTTACAAAATTCTATGTACCGTTTTTTCATATATTCTTTCAAATCAACTTCATTTGAAAATGTTACACTTCTAATTCTTGGCTCTTTGTTTTTTGTTACTTTAGCTTTTTTTTCGGTCATCTACAAGTTCCCTCCATGATGGTTATACTCTTATCATATTTCTCTAACACTACGGAGAATAACGGTAAATATTTACATGCGGGAAATTTGACTATAATTTATCTGTTAGCCATGCTAGAATATTAACTTAACAACATGAGATGCATAAATTGAGGTGATATCTTTGAGCGACTATCTAGTACAATTTCAAAATGATATATACGAAATCTTATTAGAAAATGACCTTGAGAAAAAAATTCAATGTAAAAAGAATAAGAATGGATTTAAAATGACAATTACATTTTCAAAAGATAAAAAAGAGAATCAAGAAGCGGAAAATGCAGTTAGAGATTTCTTTATTAACCTGTAGTATTACTTATAAAAGCACTGAAAGACATGCAAAAACCCTTGCCAACCGGCAGGGGTTTGTTTTTTATTTCTTGTTTTTAGAGATCGTAACTTTTTTGCCTGTTCTCCTTTGTATGTCTCTAGCAACAAATTCAAGTAGAACTTCCTCTAAATCTCGCTCTCCTTCATGCCATATAGCCTTAATTTTACTGTTTAAATATTTAAGTTCTTCTTCTTGTTCTTTTGTTAGCATTGTTTCAATTCACTCTTTCTGCTTGACTCTAGATCTTTTTCGATAATAAACGATAAATTAATAATCAAAGAAAATCTACCGGTAAATAAATCCATACGTAATATTTAAAATGACTGAGAAATAAAAAAGCCACTCTCTAGGAGTGACTTTAGGAAATTAGTATGTAGGCAGTTCACCTAAATTGTCTTCTTTCTTACCATTTGGATCTGTTTTAATGAATTTATTACCATCTATTTCTTCCACGATTACTTTCGCACCAATCTTCCACTCACCATTCTCTTTTTTTGCTGTCCAATACTCATCAATATTAAATATTATGCGGTTAATTACTGATTCTCTCTTTACAAAACTAGATATCTCGATGACTTTATCCTCACTAATTAACATGTTGGTTTTGACTTCTTCAATATACTTTGTTTTTTCATTTTCTTCATAATGTACTTCGACTATCACATGTTTGCTCATATACACACCCCCCCTTTTATACTATAAATTCCATCAAGAGAAGATATATTCCTGCAAAAACATTTCGTTAAATCAAGACATTAAGCACAGATCAAAGAACCTATTATTGAAATTTTAAAGGTGATATCATAGATATATAGTCCTTATCCCCGTTTATTAAGAGGTGAGATTCATTGATAAATCTAACTAAAATTATGTTAAGCGGAAGAAAACCATTAATTATAGCAGCCACGGTTTATATTATTATATTATGTTTGGGTTTGGGTATAGGGAAAGACATGTTAAAAATCTTTATAATAACTTCTACCTACTTATTCATTCCCTATATAACCATAAGATACATTAATAAAATACTAACTCTTCAACTTTTAGGCGCTATTGGAATTCATTTTATATTTATCATTTTAACATTTATAATCATAATGTATTACATGAATGCGGTTAACTCAACACTAGTAATCATAATGTTAACTGTTTTAAATTTATTTGTTATTTATTATATAATCGTAATCTCTATAAAATCCTTTAAATACATACATAATTGCCTATTAAAAGATCGAATCACATATGCTGGCATTACTGGACTTATACTAATTCTGGGATTGTTAGTACTTCCAGACGCTTACTATTCACAGGCATATAGCCTTTTATTATCACCATTTATGATACCTAATGAAGTCAAAGCTCTCTCAGATAGTGTTCCTAAAATGTTTTACTATACTTTTGCCATACATTTTTCAATTTCATTAGACGACAAATTACCTTTCTCAACACTACATCAAATAATACAGAACAATTCATACTTAAGATGGCAACATATTGCTCAGTTTACTACCAATAAACTAACAGAATTAATTTTAATTGGTTATACAATTTCTTTACTTACTGACTATATAAATGAAAAAAGAAAGAGAACAAAAAGTGAACCGCTATAAGTTAGCGGTTTTAATTTTTCAGAAGCAATTACGCATACATACATTTTAAGATGCCTGTGACTTTCTCTGAGCGACTTTAAAATAAACTAAAGGAATTGCTTTAAATCATTCTAAAATGTCTCAGGAAGACTTGCATAAAGTCTAAGTACACAAAAAAGCCACATGCTTTAAAACTCACTCTCAGCTTCAAATAGACAACTATTTAACGTATTTGACAATACTACGGCGCTTATTTACTCTGAATATAATGATGATTAACCGCCCGATGAATCGGGAGGTATACAATGAAAGGTACAGTGAAGAAAGACGGAGCAAGTTGGTACTACTATGTCCGACTTGGCAAAGACAAAAATGGAAAGTGGATTCAAAAAAAGAAGAGGGGATTTCATTCAAAAAAAGAGGCAGAAGCGGCTTTGATTGAAGTTATACATGAATTTCAGAACGGATTGTATGTCCCATCATCTACTATGCTGTACAGCGACTTCTTCAATCATTGGATTGAGGAAAAGGCACACGTTTTAAGTCCACATACATCTATTATGTACAGACAACATGGGCAGAAGCATATCCTTCCTTGTCTTGGACATGTAAGGCTTAATGAAATAACACCTCGGCACATTCAAACCTTAATTGAATTAGCAAGAAAAGAAGGGCTTCAGGAGGGTACAATCCGTTATATATATAGCGTTTGTGCCAGTTCATTGACTTCTGCTGTAAAACAACAATTGCTATCAACAAATCCTGCTCACTCTGTAGAAAAACCTAAGCAAAAAGCAAAGCAATTTAAAGTTTGGGATGAAGAAGAAACACTCCGTTTCCTTTCTGTAGCAAAACAACATAGGTATTATATAGTGTTTCTACTTGCGATTATGACGGGAATGAGGCAAGGAGAAATTTTAGGATTGCGTGTAAGGGATATAGACATATCTCGAAAAACAATAAGCATTAACCGCATTATGCTCAACACTGGAAAAGGATTTAAAGAAGGTACTAAAACAGCAGGAAGTTCCCGTATGGTTGTATTTCCTTCTTCTATTGTTCCTGAACTTGAAAAAGTTATACAAGACAAACAAGCAGACGATCCACTATTTCTAACAAGTATTGATACAACATTGAAACCAAGTAACATTGGTAAAGAATTTCGTAAACTGTTAAAGGAAGCACATGTACCAAAAATTAAGTTCCATGATCTAAGACATACTCATGCGACACTCATGCTTAAACAAGGCGTACACCCTAAGATTGTAGCAGAGAGATTGGGACACAGCCGTACACAACTTACATTGGATACGTATTCTCATGTACTACCAAGTATGCAGATGGAGGCAGCAGACAATTTTGGACGGACGTTACTCGGATATGCTACCAAAGATGCTACCATTTCCGAAAACAAACGTGCTACCACCACCTGATACATGTTTAAAAATCTTGACTTGATTAGCTCTTTCCGTGTTTTATTCGCTACGCGGCGGCCGCGGTCCATAATACTGGTAGTAGTATGTTTTCAAGTTTCCGTTGTATAGCTT